CAAATGGGCATTCCCCGTAACTACCACGAAGAACCCGTCCTGTACGGCTTCGGTGCGGCTCCTGAATTGCCTGACGGCACTCCAGTTTCGTACCAGCAGGGTGGCGTACTCTTCCTCCAGCGCTATGTGTACAAGGTCTACGGCTTAGCCTTCGCCTTGACCAAAGTGTTGGTAGAAGACGGCGACCACATCCGTATCGGTCAGGTTTACGCCAAGCACCTTGCTCAGTCGTTGATTGAGACCAAGGAAACTCTGGCAGCCAATGTCCTGAACAACGCATTCAACAGCTCCTATGCTGGCGGTGACGGCGTTCAGCTCAGCGCATCTAACCACCCAATCGTCAACGGAACATTCAGCAACCTGCTGGGTACTTCCGCAAACCTGTCACAGACTTCGCTTGAGCAGCAGCTCATTCAAGTTCGTCAGGCTGTTGACAACAACGGTAAGAAGATTCGCTTGCAGCCATTGAAGCTTGTTGTTGCCCCCGGCAATGTGTTCCAAGCTGAAGTTCTGTTGAAGTCGGTTCTCCGTACTGGCACAGCAAACAACGACATCAACCCAGTCAAGTCGATTGGTCTGATGCCTGAGGGCGCTGCAGTACTGAGCCGTTTGACTTCGCCTACAGCATGGTGGGTACAGACAGATGCACCAGAAGGCATGAAGCTGATGATGCGTCGTGGTCTTGAGAAGACGATGGAAGGTGACTTCGAAACCGACTCCATGCGTTACAAGGCTACAGAGCGTTACTGGATCAGTTGGACTGACCCACGCGCTATGTTCGGTACTCCCGGCGTATAAGCAAAGCGGGGTCGGGGTAAAACCTGACCCCTTTTTTTAATCCGAGTGGTTCAAGCCACAGGAGAATAAAATGGCACAATTTTCAGATGATCTGTTCCTCGGAACAGCAGAGACCTACATGGGTCTTAATTCCGCTCTTGGCAATCCTTCGCCAATGGGCTTGGGTGTTGGTCCTTTGGGTCGCATCTATGTTTGGGACAGCGTTCCTGTCGCCAAAGCAACAAACAACATCGCAACTGCAAGCGTCTACACATCGACAGTCACTCTGACTGCTGGTACAGGCACGACTTCTGTTGTCCGCACTGATGGTACGACTGTTGTTCAGCTTGATGTTCCTCGTGCTGTCGCTACAACGACTGGCGCTGGTACACCAACAAGCCGAAATGTCACCATCTCTGGCTACGATGTCTACGGTCAGCCAATGAGCGAAGTCATCGCTACTGGTACTGTCCAATCGACAACAGTCAACGGCAAGAAGGCTTTCTATCAGATCAGCAGCATCACGATCTCTGGTAGCCCTGTTGTGACCGTTGCGGTCGGTACAACCGACATCCTCGGCTCGCCTGTCCGTATCACCAACGCTGGCTACATCGCTCGCTCTGGTTGGGATGGTGCATTGGCTGATGACGCAGGTACATTCGTTGCCGCTGTTACGACGACTGCTACGACAACATCTGGCGATGTTCGTGGGACATATGTTCCTTCGAGCGCACCCGATGGTGTTAAGCGCCTCGTAATGGGCATCTTGCTGCCAGCTATCGCTGTTGGTCCTCAAGCCACTCGCACTGGCGCTCTCGGTGTCACTCAAGCCTAAGGGGTAGATCATGGGTTTCAAACGCATGGCAAAGATGGACTCAACTGAGCCTTCAGTTGACGAAGTTGGTAAAGGCATGAAGAAGGGCGGCAAGGCAAAGATGGCTGATGGTGGTGTTCCTATGGGTGCTGCACCCGCAGGCGCTCTCCCAGCGGTCGCTGCGCAAGTCGCTCGTCGTCGCCCTATGACAGCTATGGAGGCATCAGCAGCTCGCCCCCGTGGTGCATCTCTGATGCGTCCTGCCGCAATGTCGCGTCCCGCCCCAGCAATTCCTGCTCAGGCAATGGGTCGTGTCAAGAACGGCGGCGCAATGAAGAAGATTGAAAAAGAAATCCGCAACGAGAAAGAAGAATTGCATCGTGTGGACGAAAAGCTCAATCGTCATGAGGCAAAGGCTGCATCTAAGGCGCACAAAGGCTTGAAGACTGGCGGCGTTATGAACGCTCAGGGTGGCTACAAGAAGGGCGGCATCGCCAAGTATAAAACTGGTGGTGTTGTCAAAGGCGGCCCTGCTGGGTTCAAAGACGGCGGTCACTGCGCCATGAGTTCGGGCGGTGAGGCTGGTTTTAAAGCGATGAACAAGAGCAAGTGCTGGTAATAAGTGGGGGCGGCTGCGGTCGCCCCGCTTCATTGAAGGATTGCCATGAAAGTACAAATAGTTTCCAAGACAGGTGTTGGTTCTAGCAGCGCCTTGGTCATGAATACCAATAGCACGCCATTTAATGTCGGTTTTGGCGTGGTTGTAAGCGGCACAGTGACTTACTCAGTGCAGCACACATTCGACGATCCTGCGACCGGATTTACGACTTGGTTCTCTCACCCAACGATTGCAGCCAAGACAGACAACCAAGACGGTAACTACGCATTTCCAGTGACTGGGATCAAGGTTCTTGTGACGGCAGGAAGCGGCACAGCAACCATGAACCTAGTGCAAGCGGGTATTGCGTAATGCCTTATGTTGGCTACACAGGCGTAGCTGACCAAGCGAACACCAGCGATGGTTTTGCTTTGCACACTAGCGCCGCCAATGTGGTCGGAGCGACTCCGGGCGACGATGTTGGCGACAACGGAGTGGTTGATCTGTATGGTGGCGCTTCTCGTACAAAATACTATATTTTGATGGAATCATCAGGCTATGTCTTGCAAGAAGACAGCAGCAAAATCGAACTGGAGAGCAACTAATGGCTGACCAAAAAATCTCCGCAATGCCATCTGCGGCAACGCTAACAGGCGCAGAGTTAGTGCCATTAGTACAAAGTGGTGCGAATGTTAGATCAACAGTAGAAAACCTGTCGTACTTCACTCGTAGCGCTTTTTCCAACTACGGCGCATTTAGTAGCTCAGTAGATCAAACTGGCAGCATCACGCAAGGCACTGCCATGACATTTGATTCCACAGATGTTGCTGATGGGGTTACGCTGGCAAGCGGTACTAGACTGACCGTTCCTGTAAATGGAACTTACAACATTCAGTTCAGCGCCCAATTTGAAAACTTTGAAAACGCACAACAGTTGGCGGTTGTTTGGTTTCGCGTTAACGGGAACGATGTAGCCAAGTCTGCAACCAACATCACTATTCCTGCTCGCAAAAACGCATCCATCTATGGTTACGGCGTAGCGGCTTGGAATATTTTCCTTGATCTGTTCTCTGGTGACTATGTTGAGATTGTTTGGTTGCCAGAAATTGCAACATTGACACTGCAAGCATTGCCTGCAAGTGTGTCGCCTGCATACCCTTCAATTCCGTCAGTCATCGCAACAGTACATCAGGTGGGATAATGCCTAGCAAATCACCAGCCCAAAAGCGCTTGATGCAAGCCGTGGCGCATAGCCCTGAGTTTGCAAAGAAGGTCGGCATCCCTACTAGCGTAGGCAAAGAGTTTGCTAAGGCTGACAAGGGCATGAAGGGCGGTGGACTGTATGCCAACATCCATGCCAAGCGTGAGCGCATTGCAGAAGGCTCAGGCGAGCGTATGCGCAAGGTTGGTAGCAAGGGCGCACCTACCGCCGAGGCTTTCAAGGAGTCTGCAAAGACTGCCAAGATGAAAGAGGGTGGTGTGTCGCTTGCTGTTGGTCGTGGTGAAAAATTATCTGTTGAGCGTGGCGCAGGGCTTACAGCCAAGGGTCGCGCAAAGTATAATCGTGAGACGGGAAGCAACCTCAAAGCTCCCCAGCCACAGGGTGGTGCACGCAAGGATTCGTTCTGCGCACGCATGAGTGGTGTAGTAAAGAATGCAAAGGGCGATGCACCTCGTGCGAAAGCCTCATTAAAGCGATGGAAATGTCCGGGGTGGTAGATGACAAACGGTTTGAATACTTCAGGAACGGTTGGTCAGACGGTCATCTCCGTCCAACAGCTCATCGATCATGGCGCACGACGCGCAGGAAAGCTTGCTGAAGAGCTGACTGTTGAGCAAGTGTCGGCTGCAAGAGACAGCCTGTACTACCTGCTCTCCTCGTTGACCAACTACGGCATCAATTACTGGTGTATTGACCGCATCATCATCGGTCTGCAGCCCGACAAGTACGAGTATTACCTGCCTGTCGGCTCAAATGACATCCTGAATGCCAACTATCGCACCCTGACAGCGGTCACAACGGGCTATAACAGCTCGTCTGGGGTCACTTCGAACGCATTCAACGGCACTGGCGATGGAATTTGTCAGTTGACCACCAACACAGGCTACATCGGCATCGCAAACGGCACGAATAATGCGGTCTATATCAGCACAGTGGGCATCTTGCCAGCCGTTTCAGGCTCTGTGACGATCACGATTGAGGCATCTGAGGATGGAAGCACATGGACGGCGATTGAGTCGCCCGGTGCGGTGACTTGGACGGCTGGAACATGGATTTATTACGAGCTAGACCCATCTGTGACTGTTCCGTACTGGAGAATCAAGCAGTCGGCTGGCGTGAACATGGGATTCTTTCAGGTCGTGTTCGGCACGATGCCAATGGCGATCCCGATGGCACGCATGAACCGTGACGATTACTCCAACTTGCCCAACCGTTCGTTCACATCCGAGCGTCCGCTGCAATTCTGGTTCGATCGCACAATCAATCAGCCGAATATGAAGGTTTGGCCCGTCCCTAACAGCATCCAGCCACAGCTCGAAATCTGGGTCAGTCGCTACATTCAGGATGTCGGTCAGCTCAATGGTCAGCTTGAGATACCTCAGCGCTGGTACATGGCTATTCAGAACGGTCTCGCACACCAGATGGCGATGGAGCTGCCCGGTGTCGATGCGGGACGCATTACATATCTTGAAGGTCAGTGGGAGAAGCACTTCGCGCTGGCTGAGGCGGAAGAGCGCGATAAGTCGCCAATCTTCTTCACCTCCAACATTTCACCGTACACGAGATAGCCGTGGCTAGGTTCCTCAACACTCTCGGAAACAGCACGCTGAGTGTGTTCATCTGCGACCGTTGCAAGATGAAAAGACCCTATGCTGACATGCGTCCTGATGGTAATATACCTGCTATCAAAGTATGCAGTGATAGTTGCTCGGATCAGTTCGATCCTTATAGGTTACCGCCAAGGCAGCCAGAGAAGATCACGATCAGATTCCCTCGTCCAGACTTGGATATTGCGGAGAATCACGATGCGATTATCACAGAGACACAAGGAAATAGTCCCATATCTCCTGAGCAAGGTAATACGCCAAATAACGGCAACCTCAACAACTTGAGCCCTTGATATGGCAGACATCCGAATCTCGCAATTACCTACAGCACCGAACCCAATTAGCGGTACGGAGCTTGTTCCTGTTGTTCAGAATGGCTTGACGGTTCAGACGACCGTCTCTGCGATCACCTCCAGCCCTAACCTCAATTACACATTCCTTACGGTTGGTCAACAAACCAACCTGCCAAGCAGCCGATACTTCTCGACTGGCACAGGATTGGGAATTACTGACGGTGGTGCGCTTGGCGCTTACACCATCGCGCTGAACGGAACATCTGGATCGCTTGAGACGGCATCGACTGGCGTGATCGTCAAGAGCGCCGCCAACACAATCTCTGCACGCACGCTCAGCACAAGCGGCAACGGTGTGTCCGTCACCAACGGCGACGGCGTGTCGGGCAACCCAACATTCCAACTGACAGGCTTGGCAGCGGCTCTTGCAAACATGAGCGGTACGGGTCTGATCGGATTGAACAGCACGACGCTCACACCATTGACGCTGATCGGTGATTCGAACGAGATCACTATCGCCAATGGTAATGGCGCAAGCGGCAACCCAACGATCGGTATCGCAGACAATGCGGTGTTCCCCGGTACGGCTGGTGTAACTGTCCCCAACGGCACAACAGCCGAGCGTGGCGCTACGCAGGGTCAGATTCGCTACAACACGACAAACAACCGATTCGAAGGCAATTACAGCACTGGCTGGCAGACATTTGGTACTGGCGACGGCGCAATCACCTCGGTTGCAGGAACAACCAACCAGATCGTTGTATCAACGGTCGGTGGTGCGGCGACGGTGTCTATTGATCCCGATCCAGTGATTCCGGGTGTCGGCGCAATTCAAATCCCATCAGGCGCTACGGGGGATCGCCCCGGCGGTGTGAACGGTCAATTACGCTACAACACATCAACCGCATTGTTTGAGGGTTATGCAAACGGCGCATGGGGATCGATCGTTACAGGTACAGGTGTTACCTCCATCTCTACTGGAACGGGTCTCACGGGTGGCCCTATCACCTCCACAGGCACGATTTCGATTGCCAATACAGGTGCTGTTGCTGGCTCTTACGGTACGGCGGCTCGTACAGTTACTCAATCAGTCAATGCTCAGGGTCAGATCACATCGATCGTTGATAAACCAATTGACGGCATTGCGCTGACGACTGGATCGATCAGCACGACCCCATCGACCGCAAACGATCTGGTCAACAAGAGCTATGTTGACGGCTTAGTATCGACTGGCTTGGTATATCACCAGCCTGTTCAGGCGGCGACAACAGGCACGCTCGCATCAATCACTGGTGGCACGGTCACATACAACAACGGCACGGCTGGTGTTGGTGCGACACTTACTCTGTCGGTTGCGCTGACCACATTAGATGGCTACACACTCCTGAACACCAACCGAATCTTGGTCAAGGATGAGGCTAATCAGGCGCACAACGGTATCTACACTTGGGCAACAGGTGGCACGGTACTGACCCGTGCAACGGATGCTGACACATACGGCACATCGCCTAACCAACTCAGCCAGAACGATTACTTCTTCGTTCAGAACGGCACGGTCAATAAAGGCATTGCTTATGTTGTCAGCACCATTGGCACGATCACATTCGGCACGACAGCGATTACCTTTGCAGAATTCAGCACCTCGCAGGTTTATACGGCAGGGACTGGTCTTACCCTTACTGGCACGCAATTCAGCCTTACAACGCCCGTTACGGCGGCTCTAGGCGGCACAGGGCAGTCTTCGTACACTACAGGCGACCTGATTTATGCGTCAGGCACAACAGCGCTCTCTAAGCTTGCGGCTGGCACGAACGGCTACCTGTTGACGATGAATTCAGGCTTGCCATCATGGCAACCAGCTCCTGCGACAGGCGTTACCTCTATCAGTTTTGACACGACAGGATTGACCCCGTCAACGACAACGACTGGCGCAGTGACTGTCGGTGGGACTCTTGTTGCCGCAAACGGCGGAACTGGTCAATCTTCATACACCACTGGTGACTTGCTCTATGCAAGTGGGTCGGCTGCAATCTCCAAGCTTGGTGTTGGAACAAACGGCTACATCCTGACAGTATCAGGCGGATTGCCATCGTGGCAACCAGCGCCAGCTACAGGTGTGACCTCATTCCAGACATCATTATCTGGCCTGACACCATCGACATCCACAACGGGTGCGGTGACGCTTGCAGGCACATTGGGTGTAGGTAGCGGCGGCACAGGGCTAACATCACTTACTGCTGGTCAAATACCTTTTGGTAATGGCACATCTGCATTTGGAAGTTCAGCCAACTTGTTTTGGGATAGCGCAACGACCCGATTAGGGGTTGGAACAAATGCCCCAGCGGTTACTTTTGCTATTAGTGCTGTAGATGCGATGTTAGTCCCCGTAGGAACCACAGCGCAGCGTCCTACAGGCGCAACAGGATACATCCGCTACAACAGCGACACAGGCGGATTCGAAGGATACAGCGGCGCATCATGGGGATCACTAGGT